CAACGGGCGGCAGGCGGGGCACGCCCTCACCGCCTACCTTTACCCTCGCGGCAAAAACACGCTTTGGACATACGACTACGAAGGCTCCTGGCGCACGCGCGCTTACTGGGACGACCCAGCGGGCATCGCCACTGCCGCCGAGCGCCTCCGCTCCCGCCACCACAAGATCGACTCCGCATCCTTCCAATGAATCCCGCCCAACTCGCCCTCGGCCTACTCCTCCTTTCCTTTGCTTTCCTCGGCCTAGCCTTCCTCCTGCGATGATTACTTAATCTTTAAACTTCTACTCCCCCCTCCCCCCTATGACCTACGACGAACGCACGGAACGCAACATCTCAACTTTGCACCCGGCTGTGCAGCCGCGAGCGCGGGAGTTTATGCGCTTGGCAACCGACCTTGCAGGCAAGCATGGCGTGGTGGTGCGCATCATCTCAGGACTCCGCAGCTACGCCGAGCAGGATGCGCTCTACGCCAAGGGACGCACGGCGCCGGGGCCAAAAGTCACCAATGCCCGAGCGGGTTTTTCCAATCACAATTTCGGCACGGCCTGGGACATCGGTCTCTTCAAGGGCAAAACTTACCTCACCGACTCGCCCATCTACACCGAGATCGGCCAAGCCGCCCGCAGCCTGGGGCTCACATGGGGAGGGGATTTCAAATCTTTCAAAGACACACCGCACTACGAAGTGCCAACCGGCCTCACCCTCGCGCAAATGCGGGAGCGTGTGGCCACAGGAAAGGACATATTCGCATGAGCAAAACCAAGCAACAAACCCGCAAGGCCGTGCTGGAGCGCATCCACGCACCGGCCATCCGCGCCCTACTTGACACGCTTCCCCATAATTAAAGGAGCATGCCAGACGACGCCACAATCACTGAAGGAGATGCCGGGTTTCTCGGCATGGCGTCGCGTCTCAACCCGCTCCAGCTCCAACCGGGCATGGTGCAATACAGCGAGAACATGCGCCTGGACCGTGGCGTGGCCCAGACGCGCAAGGGCGCAAAACGGCTGGCAGAGGCCATCGGCAATATCGGCGAAGCGCTCACGGTGCCATTCCAGCTTGGGGTGGATAAATCCATAACCTCCATAACTCGCGGAGGCACCGGCAACCTCACCGCCACAGCGACTCTCACCGCGCATGGCTACGCGACCGGTGACTATGTGAACACTCGCGGAGCCGCTCAATCGCAATACAACGGGAACTTCTACATCACGGTGACAGGCCCAAACGCCTTCACCTACACTATGACGGCGGACCCCGGCGCATCGGCCAGCGGCACGCTCATCGCCAATCGCGGGCCGGTGGTGCAAACCACCTACACCGGCGGCATCATAGGCGCTGGCATCTACTCCTCCCCGCGCCTGGACAACTCAAATGAATACATCGTCCTTGCCGGGCCAAATGCCGCCTATCTCTGGAGGAATGGAGCGAGCCTGCAAGGCATCGCCTACCCGACCACCGATACCCTTGTCGCCGGGGATGACATTGAAATCATCCAAGCCTTTGACAAACTCTACATCTTGCGCACGCGGGCGGAATCGCTCATCCGCCTTTCCACCCTTACGCAGACGACCGGCACGGCCACGGCCACCACGCTTGGCACGCACCCCTACCAGACCGGCGAGGTGGTGCGAATCAGCGGCGCGGTAAATGCGGGATACCTGGCAGACTTCCAAGTGACACGCATCAGCTCGACACAATTTTCCTTTTCGGTGCCCTCGGGCACAGTCACGCCGGACACCGGGCAAATCATCGCCCAGCGTGTGCAGCCCGCTTTGGTGTGGGATGGCGTGCTCACCAACACCTTCGCCCGAGTGGCCCAAGGCTCGCATCCGCTCGGCGTCACCTACTCACGCCTGCCATCGACAAGCACGGCAACCTACCTCAATAACCAACTCATCATCGCCCGCAACCGCGACGAAGTCCTTATTTCCGATGTCTTCGACGCGGAGACCTACGACCCCGTTTTGAAGAGCTTCCGCGCCAATGCGGGCTCCAACGACTACATTGTGGCATTGCATCCGTATGCCGAAGGCCAAGTGCTTGTCTTCTGCCGCAAATCCATCTGGCTCGCCACAGCGGCTATCGGAACGGATGGCGTGTCGATGGATGCCGCCAATAGCAGCCTGCAACTCCTCACCAACGAAGTCGGCTGCTCCGCCCGCCGGAGCATTGCCACCGCAGGCGTGTATGTGTTTTTCCTATCGGACAACGGCGTTTACCGCCTCGACAATCAATTTGACCTCAAGCTGCGCGGCAGCACGCAGACGCTCTCGGACCCCATCGCTGACCTGGTGGACGGCATCAATGCGCAAGCGGCCTACCTGAGCAACGGGATTTATTTCAACAACCGATACTACCTCGCCCTCCCGCTCGGCACCAGCACACAGCCAAACAGCCTCTTTGCTTTCAATATGCTCAACCAGCAGTGGGAAAGCCGCGACACCTACGGCTTTGCCATAGACCGCCTGCTTGTCTCGGACTACGGCACCGAACGCCGCCTCTTCGCATCCACCACGACCGGCAAGCTCTTCCTGCTCGATGAGCATGAGACCGGCACCGACGACACACTGAGCGGCCTGGGCACTACGACCGTGAACGGCCTCCTGCTCTCGCGCCGCTATGGATTCGACAGCCTCAACACCAAGCGCCTCCTGCGAGCCAAAGCCAGCGTCGTGCTCGATGCCGGGTCCGCCTGCACGCTCGACGCCGTAACCACCGACTACGACAAAGATTTCCAAATCGCCACACTCACAAACACCAGCGGATCCGCCGAGGACTACACGATTAAAGCGCCGCTCCGCTGCAAAGCCACCGCCCTTGACCTGCGCTTCCGCACCACATCCGGCCGCCCGCTCCTGCGCGCCCTCACCGCCGAAGCGACACGCTCCGGGGCGGATTCGCAAACCACCCGCACGCTGAATTGACCACAGAGGACACAGAGACCACAGAGGACGCCTCTTAAAACTTAATCCTTAAAACTTAAAACTCACACCATGGCTACCGTAACCCCAGGCAAAATTTTTACCTCCAACGAAATCGTCACCCCAGCAAACCTCAACCTGCTCGGCACGCCGACCGTGGCGCTGGCGGATGGTGAGGTGACTACGGCGAAGTTAGCTCCCTTAACCCGGCAGGCACTTCTTCCCGCTGGGGCCATCATGCCGTTTGCCATGAACTCCGCGCCAAGTGGTTGGCTCGCTGCTAATGGATCGGCAGTGTCTCGCACAACTTACGCCGCCCTCTTTGCGGCCATCGGGACAACTTACGGTGCTGGCGATGGCAGCACCACATTTGCCCTGCCTGACTTGCGTGGATATTTCGTGCGCGGTTCAGGAACAAACAGCGATGGCGTTGCCGCTGGCACTTTTGGAGCCAAGCAAGCGGATGCCGTTGGACCGCATACGCATTCGGGAACCACTGAAGTAGATTCACCAGATCATACGCATGAAGTTTCACCATCAAACCAAAATACAGGGGGAGGCGGAATAAATGCAAGCACAGGTGAAGCATATATAGGAACCCGCACAAGTGGCGCAAGCACTCGCCACCAGCACGGCTTTACCACCTCCAGCCAAAGCCCCGCAAGCACCACCGAGACCCGCCCGCGCAACATCGCCATGTTGTATTGCATCAAACTTTAACTCCATCCCCTTACCCCCTAACACCTAATGGCTAAGAAGAAGAAATCATCCGCGCCACCCCAGGCGCAGCAGATTGACTACGGCAAGCTCATGGCGCAGAGCAACGAGCAGGCCAAGTCGCAATACCGCGACCAAGTGGCCGCACAGATCGAAGCCTACCCGCAACTCGAAGCCCTTCAGCTCGGCACGATTGGCAAACTCTCTGATAGCCTCTCTGGCAACAACAACGCCTACACCCGCCGCGCCACCGACCAGCTCATCGCCGCCGAAGACCAAGCCACTCAACTCGGCCGCATCGGCGACTACACCGAGCAACTCGGCTACCAAGCCGCCCGCGACCTTGAAGGAACGGACATCGAACGCGAGCTCCAACGCCAAGCCACCAGTGAACTCGCCCTCGGCCGCAGCCTCACCCCCGAGCAGGAGCGCCAAGCCACCCAGCAAGCCCGCGCCGGGATGTCAGCCCGTGGCCTTGGAGTCGGAACTGGAGCCCTCGCTGCCGAAATCCTAAACCGCGACGCTTACGCCACCGAGCGCGAAGCGAGCCGCCGCAACTTCGCTGGATCCACCAATCAAATGCTCGTCGGCAACCGGCAAAACCGCATCGGCCAAGTCGGCACCATCCTCGGCCAGTCTGCCAACACCAGGATGAACCAAGCCAACCTCCGCAGCAGCCTTGCCGGAGCCAACATCACCATCGACCCCTACGCTCGCGCCATGAACCCAGCCCTCGGCATGGGGGCCAGCACCCTCGGTAACTCCGGCCAGATGATCGGCAACACCTACTCAAACGCCACGCAGATGGCTGGAAATGTCGCCGGAGTCAACGCCTCCATGCTCGATTCCCGCTGGAACACCGTGCAAAACAACAACGCATCCCTGCAAAGCTCTTACATGGCGGCCAAGGCCAGCGACAACGCCGCAGGCTTGGGCCTCCAGGGAGCAGCCATGGGAGCCAGCGCCGTCATAGGTGCCGCAGCTGCCGCCTGCTGGGTAGCCCGCGCCGCCTTCGGCACGGCCACTACTCGTTGGGTGGAATACCGCCGCGCCATGCTACGCCATGCCAGCGACCGCACGATCCGCCTCTATTGCCAGCACGGCCAATCCATCGCCGCCGCCATCACCACGCCACTCCGCCGCCTCATCGCCCGCCTCACGCTCCGCACCCTTCAATGGTCCTGGAACTAACAGAGAAAATCCGACTCGAAGGAGCCCACCGCGCCTGCACTCCAGAGCAAACGCTGGAGCGCATGCGGCCGCATTTTCACGCCGCAGGAATTACCCGCCTCGCCGAGATCACCGGGCTCGACCGCATCGGTATCTGTGTCGCCCAGTGCATTCGGCCAGATGCCATCGTGCTGGCCGTGGATTCTGGCAAAGGAGCCACCCCCGCCGCAGCAAAATGCTCGGCCATGATGGAAGGCTTTGAGCGCCATGTCGGCGAGACCAGCCGCCCTCGGCACATACTTGCCACCGCAGTGCAACTCGGCGACAAAGCCGAGACACGCCTGCCGCTTTCCAAGGGAGCTGTCTTTCACCCCCACGCCCTCATGCCATGGACCGAGGTGCGCGGCCTACAAAGTGGAGCCGCCCGCATGGTGCCCACCGACACCGTGCGCCTCCTCGCCCGTCCAGACCCCGCTCCGCTTACCAGCCTGCCATTTGCCTACACAAGCAACGGCCTCTCCTCTGGCAACACCTACGCCGAAGCCGTCGCCGGTGGCCTCTACGAATGCATCGAACGCGACGCCACAGCCATTGCCCAGCACAGGCTGCAAGATTTCCCCCGCGTCGATCTCGATACCATCACCGACCCCACCGTAGCCCGCCTCGTCCGCACACTGCGCGATGCCGACATCACTCCCGTGCTCCTCGATGTCACCAGCGACATCGGACTGCCCACCTACATAGCCTACCTCATCGACTGCGAGAGCGGCTGCGGAGTCAATAAAGGCTACGCCGCCCACCTTGATCCAGCCGTGGCCCAAGCCCGCGCTCTCACCGAGACCATCCAAGCCCGCGCCGTATGGATCGCCGGGAGCCGCGATGATTTCCTCCACGCCCGCTACGAGAAGGTCAAAGCCACCGACTCATCCGCAATCCTTGCCCGCCTCTACAAGCACACCACCACCAGCGCAAACGCCCATCCCGACCGATCCGGCGACACTTTTGAGGCAGACATAGACGCCCTCCTCGATCTCCTCGATGCCGCCGTTGTCCCCGAGCCACTCGTCTATGAGTTCACCCACGACTACCCATGCAGCGTCGTGCGAGTCATAACACCCACGCTGGAAGGCTACACCTTCGACTACTCGCAACCAGGCCAACGCGCCAGGAGGGCCAAATGAAAATCTTCCTCGGCCCCACACGCCCCTCAAATATCCCCGCCGATGCCGACCTCCGCCCACCGGCGCAGCAAGGCGACATCGCCGCCGCCGCTCTCGAAGGTCCAGATACCATCCTCCTCATCGACGGCCTCTTTCACCAAAGCCTCGCCCCATGGCACAAGGAAATCCTCTTCGCCATCGAGCAAGGATGCCGCGTCATCGGCGCAGGCAGCCTCGGTGCACTCCGCGCCGTCGAGTGCGCCCGCTATGGAGCCGAGCCCGTCGGCATCATCGCTGGGTGGTATGCCGACGAATCCTGCAGCGACGATGCCGATGTAGCCCTCGCTCACGGCCACGCCGAAGACGGCTACCGCGCCCTCTCCATTCCAATCGTTAACCTCCGCGCCACCGCCGAGTGCCTCGTCGCCGACGGCCTCCTGCCCGCAGCCGACCTCGCAGGCATCCTCGCCACAGCCCGCAGCATCTACTATGTCGAGCGCAGTTGGCCCCGCCTACGCCAAGCCCTCGGCCCCGTAGCAGACCTCCTCCGCGAGAACTACCGCGACCAGAAAGCCCTCGACGCCGAGGAAGCCATACGCCACGCCCAGCATGTCGCCGCTCCCATCCAGCGTGACACTCCCCAGCACACGCACAGCGCCTATTTCCTCGCCCTCCTCGCCAACGACCTGCCAACCGGCGACGGGCAACGCCAGCACCACCTCACCAGCGAAGCCGACCGCACCCTCGCCACCGACCGCCACCTTGTCTCCGAGTTGGCCCAACTCCTCGGCATCGTCACCACACCCGAAGACATCTTCGCCGCCAGCACCCGCATGTGGCAGAGCCTCGGCATCACCGACCCCACCGCCGCGCAAGCCTGGCTCACCGACCACGCCTGGACCGACCAGCAATGGTTCGCCCACGCCCAACGCGAAGCCCTCCGCCAAGCCGCCCGCGATTGGCACGCCGCCAGTGGAGCCTGCTTCGATACCGTCCCACTCACCCTCGCCCATAAACTCCTCAACCCCACCTAATCCCCCATGCAATACGCCCCCGCCGTCACCGACCGCTCTGCCGAGATTTACGCCCAAGGAGCCAACAACGCCGCCAACCTCCGCGCCCAAGGAGTCGCAAACATGCAGAACTCCCTCACCTCCTCGTTCAACACCGTCATGGGCATGGTCAATAAGCGCGTCGAACAGAACAATCAAGACAACGCCAAAATGGAGCAATCCATGGCAAGCGGCCAAGCCATGATGAGCCTCTCCGACAACTACGGAGAGCAAGGCGAAAAATTCAAAATCTCCCTGGCTAAAGCTCTCGAAGACACCAAAGGCAACGCCAACAAAATGTCCGGCGCAGTCATGGCCCACGCCGCTGAGTTTGAAAACATGCAGAAACAGCAGACGGTCAAAAAGCAATACGAAGCTCTTGGAGCCGCCTACACTCAGAAAGCTGCCGTTCGAGGAACTTCTAATCCCGCCCTTTCGGTCGAAGTCGCCGATGGTATTGACATCTGGCAGTAAAATATCCACATGGCCTCCCCAGCACAAACTGCTTATGTAAACACCGTGCCGCTGCCGCCGATGGACCCCAACGCGGACCCGAATAGCATTCTTCCAACCGGCGCGGCGTTATCGGCTCTCGACCCCAGCTATCCCGCCACGGCACAACAGCCTGTCGGCAGCGCGATGGATGCCATGGACGGGCAGGAAGAAGAGCCGTTGGACGACTTGGCCGCACAGCTTGCCGCGGGCCGACGCATTCGCATTACAAGCAAAGAGCAATGGGCAGCCATGTCTCCGCACCAGAAGGAAGTTGTCCGTGCCGCTATGTCTTCCGGCGGTCAGATTACCTCCAACAACGCCGTGCGCATCTACCAGGACAGCGTGAAACGCGCCCGCGCCACCCAAGTCCAGACTATAACAACCAGCGACGGCCGCAAGGTGGACATGGTGAACAACCAGATCATCCCGGCGGCTAAGGAAGTAGAGCCGCAAAAACGCGAAATCAGGGAAACGGCTGACGGCTTGCGAGCTATTGATCCCCTCACCGGAGAATCATTCCAAGTTTACGATAAATACTCAGGCTCCGCTGTAACTGGTAAGCCCAAAATCTCGGAAGACAACCGAGTGCAATTTAACCAGGCGCACATCGAGCTTCAGCGCATCCAAAACGAGTTGAATCAAGTCAACGCTATTCCGACTAATAAGAAAGTGACCCAGGACGACAATGGAATGTGGGTTCCTTCAGATAGTTTCTTTGGAGGAGAAAACCCAGAGAAGGTTAAAGCGCGATTGCTCAAGGATGCGGATTTTCAAAGCGAGAAGATCCGCAAGATCGACCCGACCAACTCGGTGAGCGCATCGGGCGCAACTCCTTCGCCATCCCCCACGCCCAGCGTGACGCCATCCCCGACTCCCCGCCCGAACCCTATGCCCACTCCTTCTGGAAACATTAGCAAGGCTCAATACGACGCCCTTGCACCAGGATCCACCTTTACCTGGAACGGCAAGACCTACACCAAAAAATGAGTTGGGCACCCGCTGAAGTTCTTGAAGAGGATTTTACCCCTCCAGAAGTTTTCAATGCTGCTGAAGATTTTGTTCCTCCCGAAACTCTTGACCCCGCACTTCCCGCCGCTGTGCCATCCGCCGTGCCGCAGCCGGATGAGGCGATTGATTTCCTGCGCGATGCCGAGCGCAACGGCCAAGCCGCCGACGACCAAGGCATAAAGGAAGGTATCTTCCCCCAAGGCAGCACGCCGTGGAAGACCCTCGATGGCCGTCTCTACATCGACCCCGCCCGCTACAACATGGCCGTGGAGCAAATGTGGAACCTCGGCGTAATCGACTCCACAAACTACACCGAACTCCTCAAAGGCACGGTGGACCAATGGGACGAAGCCAGCCAGAGCTACATACCCAGCGTCGAGAAAGCCACCGCCGCCCGCCGCGACCTGGAGCGCCGCGCCGGTGCCTACCCCGAAGCCAAAGCCGCCGCCTCCGGCCTCCTCAAGGGAGCCATGCAGACGGGAGCCGCCCTTGTCGCAGGCCCGGCCACCGCCGCCGCCACCATCCCGACCGGCCCTGGTGCAGTGGTTGCCGGTATTGCCGGAGGCACAGCCGCAGCCCTCGGCACAGGAGCCGCCTACGACAAAGCCCTCGAAGCCTCGGCCAAGGAGAGCGATCTGCTCGATAGTTTCTACGCCGCCAACCAACTCGCCCCAGGCTACAACTCCGCCGGCCAACTCGTCTCGATCCTCGCCCCGACTCCCGTATCGGTCTCGCGCCTGGCTAACGCCGCCAACCTCATCCGCGCCGAGAAGGGCGGAGCCGAAGCCGCCAAGTTTATCAGCGGAGCCCTCGGCACTGGAGCCTCCATAGGCGTGGGAACGGATGTCGCCATCCAAGCCGCCAACATTGGCCTGGATAAACTCATCCACCCCGAGATCAACCCCCTCATCGCCGCCGAGCAATACCGCCAGACAGGCCAGCAGCCGCCGCAACGCCCCGAGTTTGACCCCGCCAGCACCGCCATATCCGGCACCCTCGGCGCACTCACCGCAGGCATCGGCGTAAAGGCCCGCAATAAAACCTACGCCCCCGAGGAGCTTGTCACCCTGGAAAACCAAGTCCGCACCGGCCGTGCCAGCCGACAAGAAGCCGAGGACTACAATGTCATGCGCCAAGCGGTGCAAACCCTCCGCGCCGACGAACGCCTCATCGACGCCCAAGCCATCCGCCGCGCCACCGTGGACGCCGCAGGCTTCCGCTTCCTCGACACCACCGAGATCATCAACCCCCGCTTCCAGCAAGCCGCCCTTGCAGACGCCGGATTCACCCCCCGCCCAAGCCAACCCGCCATTCCTTATGCCACCGAGAATCCCGTAGCCGCCATCCCTCTACAAGGCCAACCCGCCGCCTACACCGGCCAAGCGTTCCTCAACCGTGGCGGCGCAGCCCCCGCCTTCCAAGGCGGCAGCAACGCCCTGCCCGGCCCCGAGGGAATCCAAGCCCTACCAGGACCGGCGGCAGTTAACCTACAGGTTAACCCTCCCGAGACCTTCGACCCTTCGACCGCAACAGAAATCCCCCCGAACACCTCTACGGCCCCAGCCGCCGCAAGTGGAGCGCCTGAAGCGACAGGCTCACCCGAAGTGATCGCCGGGGAGGGGGCCTCTGTTTCCAAGCCCAAGCGCAGGTTCCCTCGCATATCCTACGATCCCGCTATGTTTCCTGTCCTCTCCGCGCTGCAAGAAAGCCCAATGCGCCCCAGCGCCAGCGGCAAAGCAGGCGGGGAGAATGACAACTGGAATGAGATACGCCGCACCGGCAGGCACTTTGCCGAGACGCACCGCTCCACCGGCAAGCCCTACGATGTCCGCGCCGAGGAACTCTACCGCGACCGCGTTATCTCTGACCCATCTCCCGACGCCCTATTCAACGCCTACATGGCCGAGGTGAATAGCTACCGGCAGCTCAAGGATGGCGACCCGCAAGAAGCCGAATACAACAAGCTCCAAAAGCAATACGACAATTTCTCGAAAGCCGCCCTCGATCCATCCGACTCCAAGAAAGCGAAGCTGCAACCCATCTCTGCAAGCTCGCTACAAATCGGCGACAAGGTAAAGATCGGCGACGAGTGGCTCAATGTGAAAGCCATCGACCCCGAGACATTCACCATCTCCCTGCAAGACGGCACAAAATTTGGCCTCCAAAAAGTGGAAGACGGCACGCAAATGTGGGTGCAGGAAGCCGAGCTCGCCGCCCCGCCCACCGGCGACATCGACAACTTCTTTGGCGAACCCATCGACACGCCTGCCCCTGCCAAGCAGGACGATCCTTTCTCCGGCAATATCTTCAACCCGTCCGAAATGCCATTCAGCCTCGACCGCCCGGTGCTGGATGACAGCCTAACAATTCAACGCGAAGCCGACGAAGCCAAGCGCCAACAGGCGGCCTACGAGGAAGCGCAAAAGGGGCAAACCAAAATGGCATTTGCCGACGCTGGGCCGCAAGGGCCGGTCATGCCCGCAGCGGCCACCATCCCCAAGCCCGCCCTCGAAACCTACAACGACGCCCAAGTCTTCGCCGACTACCCCGACGCCGTGGGTGTAGTGCGTGCCATGAATGGCACCTGGACCATGCCGCTCATCCTCGGCGGCCTGGACAAGGTGCCGGTGGTGGAGATGCCCGAGGCGGTGGAGTTTGTCAAAGCCCTCTCCGGCGGCAGCCCCACGGTGCAAATTCCTCGCAAGCGCAATGCGCTGGGGAGCTTCAGCCCGAACGGCCAAGGCGTCATCACCCTGCACCCCGACCTCATCAAAGCCGGTGGAGAAGCCTCGGCCATGATGACCTTCATGCACGAGATCGGGCATAACATCCAATTCATGGATGATTTTAAGATGGAGAAGGGGAATCTCCTGGGAATCATTTCTGGAAACCCAACGCTCAAGCAAAGCATCCCGCTCGATCCTAACCCCGCGCCGGTGGAAGGCTGGGCCTACAGCCAGCAGCCCATCACCAGCAAGCAACGGGAAGCCATCCGCAAGAAAGCCGAGGCCGACCTCCGCGCCTCCCTCGAAGGCGAAGTGCGCAAGGTGATCGTCAACGAACCCATCTACGCACAGAGCGGAGTCACCCCCGAGATCGTCAAGGGACTCTTCGGCCTCGATGCCCGCGAGCAGTGGCCAGAACTCTACGATTGGTTCGCCCGGCAAGATGGAGCCACCAAAGCCAACATCGTCAAGCAGGCCATGAAAGGGATCCTCGACAGCCGCCTGGCAAAGTTCCAAGTGCAAGGCGAGCAGATCGGCACCAACACCCGCGAGGAAACGCAGAACATCGGCGGCCGCGAGCCGACCCAAGACGAACTCCGCGAAGCATTCCACGCCGCCATGCGCAGCGAGATGAACGCCCGAAATGTGGCCGACCTCAAATACATCCGCCAAGAACTCATCGACCTGACCAAATGGTGGAAGCCCTTCGACATTACCCGAGCCACCCCCGAGCACCTCGCCTACCGCTTCAGCCCCGAGGAACTCTTCGCCGACGCCATGAGCGTGCTCCTCAACAGCCCAGCCGACCTCAAAGCCCGTGCCCCGATTTTCTACGACACCTTCTGGAACAACCTCGACGCCCGCCCTCAAGTCAAAGCCAAGCTGGTGGACATCTACGACCGCATCAGCAAAGGCCGCGACGCCGTGCTGGATAAGCGCCAAGCAAGGGACTGGGAGAACTATGGCAAGGGCGACCAGGCATTCCTCGATGCGTTCAATAAAGCCACCTCCCGCCGCGAAGCCCTCACCGGGCTTTGGGAAAATCTCAAAGATCAATACTACGACGAATTTTATCCGCTCACATCGGCCATCGAGCAAGGCCGCAGGGAAGGCAAGCTACCGGCAGCCGAGAACGATCCCTACCGCTACCTCACCGAGGAGCACCCTATGGCGGACGGCCGCCTGCAACTGCGAATGATCGATATGCAGCGCGTGCTCATGGGCCTCGATAAGGTTGGCCTGCCGCATTACAAGCTGGACGATTACCTGCGATACACGCGTATCGCTTTTGAGAAATACGAAGTCACCAAAGAAGTGGACGGGCAAATGGTGACGCTTGGCTATGAGTTAAGCCCTACCAATTTCAACCCCGAGGGAGAAACCCAGCGCACCGCACAAGACCGGCTCGACTACATGCAAAGGAATATGTCGCCAGAGCAATGGGCCGTCTTGCAGCAATCGGCCAAGGATTTTCGAGATCAATTCCAGGATGTCGTCAAATTTTACTGGGAAGAGGGAATGCTTTCGGACGAGCTGTGGGAGAAATTTAGCACGAACGATAACTACGCCACCTTCACGGTCATGGAATATGTGAAGGGCTACACATCCAGCCGCATGGTAGCCAGGCAGGGCACCGTCAAGCCCATCTACCGCCCAACAGTGGAAATGCCTAAGAAGATGGTGAGTATGTTCCGCGCTGCTCAAAGAAATAAATTTAAGCGCGTCATGGTGCCGCAACTCACCAGGGCAAATCCTGACATCGCCAAGCCAGCGCCCATGAAATTCAACGGCAAATTCATGGAGCCGCAAAAGCCTACAGAAGAGGGCTACGAACTCGTCACATGGCGGGAGAAGGGCCAAACCGTAGGGGCCCATGTGCGCACCCGCTGGGCCGAAGCCGTAAACCACCACTCTCCGGCTATGGGTGATGTCATCCTCAAAAGCCTAAACTGGGGATTCCGCGAATCCGTTTACAAGCTCATCATCCAATACAACCCGAACTTCCAGCTCTTCACAGGACCGGTGAAGGATTTTGGCAGGGCATTGGTCAACCAACCAGGCGGCATCAAAGGCAGGCTGTCCCTCATCAAGAACATAAGCAAGGATGTGCTGGCCCTATCCCAAAGCCGCGACGGCCGCCGCGTGCTGCTGGAATTTACCGGCACATCGCTCGCCGGTATTGTTGGGGCAACAGGTGGAGCCGCCTTGGGAAGCGCAGCGGGCCCGGCTGGCATGGCCCTCGGTGGAGTCGTGGCCGGTAATGCTGCAACCTATGCGGGATTTTTTGCCGGGCGTATGTTTGCCGCCGCCATCGAGACACTGCCATGGCTGCCGGACGATCCCTCTGCCTCGGTAGATTGGGCACGCGGCGACCTGGGGCGCAACGCCCTCATGCGCGAGATGATCGAGAACTACGCTATCGGCGGGCCATGGGCCTACCTCGGGCGAGGCACGGCCACCAGCAATCCAGACAAAGCCATCGATGCACTCATGGCAAAATTCAATGTCGGCGGGGAAGCAAAGTCCCTCCCGTGGATTTACAGGCAGGTTGCCAACTATTTCAACGATGTGGAATTTGCCGGTCAAATCCTGCAAAACATCCCCAAGACATCGAGCTACACCGTCAACACCCGCACGCTGAAAATGCCTAAGGACAAGGCCGCCTATTGGGTGCGCAACCATATCGGCCTTCCCAACACCGCCAAGAAAGGCAAGCACATTGGCAATTTCCAAGCCCTCGCCCCATTCGCAAACATTTTTGTCCGCTCCTTTGAAAGCATGGCAAAGCTCTTCGGTGGCAAGGAGGCGGCTACCATGTCGCGCAAGGAATACATCCTCGCTTATTTCCTGCTTGGATTCGGAGCACTTCAAATCCTGCAACGCATGGCCAAAGAAGGAATGCTCGGGGAAGACCTGGAGAAAGCTTATGCCGGAGCCAGCGAATACGACATCACCAACAAAGTCGTAGTCCCTCTCGGCGTCGTTAATTCACCGACTGGTTCAAAGTCCGCGCTTATGACCTTGCCGGTGGATGATAACCATCGCTGGATAGGAGCAATCTTTTCCAAGATCACAAAGGCCATGTGCCGCATGGCGCAAGGCCGCCCGCTCGACATCGGCGGTCTGGACATTCTCACCGGCATGACGGCATCTTTGCCTGGGCAAAACCCAGTCATTGAAATTGGCGACAAGTGGGTCCAATTTTTCACTAACAAGGATCCCGTCGATCACCGCAACCAGCCCATCCTTTCCGAGGACGAGAGGAAAGTCGGCGGGCTCTACGCTTTCAAGCCAATGCTGGGCTGGACCCTCAAGGAATCCGGCGTAGCCAATTTCTTCAAATACGATCCGAGAGCTTCCACCTTCACCGAGGCCGCCGTCGGTTCCGTGCCGGCATTCAACCGGTTCTTGAAAATCACCGACACCGGCACGCGTGAAGACCAGCGCCAAGCGGAAGACATCGAAGGCATCGTCAAAGCCAGATACCGGCTCAACATGCCGCCCCAAGTCACCGCCCTACGGCAAGAATACTTCTGGCTCCGCACACGCGGCGAAGCACGAACCATGCGGGAGAACGACCGCTACAGCGACCTCCAGGTGTTTGAAAACCTTTTCCAGCGAAAGCTCGAAGAGGCCGACACCGAGGAAACCCTGGGGAATCACTCCAGCGCCCAAAACGCCATCCGCGAAATCATCCGAGAAAGCAACGCCGCACCATACAAGCAACGCTAAAGCGGCTTCGGGCGGTTGATGAGATTGTGGTAGTGATTAAATGTGGTCTGAATGTCCCTGTGCCGCAGTAACCGGCTCGCCACCTCGATGCCATCCCTCGCCGCAATCTGAGCGCCGTATTCTTTACGCAGGTTGTAAGCGCCCTTCTCCCCGTCAGGAATGTAGAGCCTCACAAATTCATTGATGCCGTAATGCGTCAGGTCAAAAGCCTCCGTCTTGCTTGTCCTGGGAATCACATACTCGCTCTCGCCTGCAAGCGCCTTCTGAATCAGCCGCAGCAACCGCGCCCGCATCGGCACGCGGCCGCTCCGGCCTTTGGGAGCCCAGTCGTCGCGCTTAATCAATACCAGGTCCGCCGTGCCATCCTCCTGCCAATCCACCCAGCTCCACTTGAGATATTGCACCTCGTCATTGCGCAAGCCCGCCTTGCGCATCAGCCAATAGATAGCCCAAACCCGAGCATTTTGACGCCGCAGCGGGATCCTCGCCGCCCGATCCATGCGCCGGAGCGCCTCGCGGTCAATAGGCTGATAACCCTCCGTCGTCGCCGAGCCCCCCGACACCGCCCAAAAATCCGTCAGATTCGGCAGCTTCAATTTTTCAAACAGGTAAAATCTTTTGCGGGCCACCACGCTCTTGATGGTCTGAACATCGGTATGGATGCCGCTCTCTGAGCGTCCCGCCTTTTTCTGGGCCTCAATCCATCCCCGCATCGCCGAGGCCGTCAGCACCAAGTGCGTGCTCTGCTCCTGCCAGTCCTGCCGCTCTGTCACCTCCTTAACAAAAGCCGCAAACCGGCTCAGGCTCTTCGTCACCGACGCCGCCGGTCCATGCTCCTTGTAAATCTCCGCCACCTCGCCGCACTTCGCAAAGCCCGGCCGCTTCACCACCGCAGCAATCTTGTGCTCATCCGCCGTCGCCAGCGCCAAGGCAATCGCCTTAGCCCTCACCAGCGCCGCCGCCTTCCCTGCCGCCGAGTGCACATGCACGCCCGTGCTCTTGCTCACCCGCTCGCCATCTACCTGGACGCGGAAATACCAAGTATTTTTCGCCGCAATCCAATCGACCGAAATCTCGCCATGTTTTCTCATAATAGGGACACCACTTTGGACACCACTTCGACCCTAAAAACAAAGCAAATCGCGCAAGCATTGCAAGCCCTCGAAAACCCAACAAGCAGCAATCTTCTGAGTGCTACAGAGGGAAAACGGCACAAGGACGCCACTTTGAGAGAAAAGGGGGAGTGCAGCCATGAGGAGTCGAACCTCAAACCTTCTGATCCGTAGTTTGCGGATGGGGCGTTCATTATTATTGACTTATGTTTAAGGTCGCCACTTTGGAGGCCACTTGCTACTTTCGGATTTGTCGCCATTCTTCGGGGTCGGGGCGTTCGGGGCGGCCGGTGGCGGTGTTGAGTTGGCGGCGGATCCAGGCGCTGAGTTTTTCGGGCTTGGCGGCTCGGACCCAGGCGCTCTTTTCTTCGGGGTAGCAGAAGAAGAGGATTTTGCTGGTCATGTTTTCGGCTCCTTCGGGGTCGCGGGCGTTGTTGCGGTTGCCGGTGTTGCCGTGGGGTTCGTTGAGTTCGGGTGTCATTGATTTATCGGGATGGGATGAGTTTCGTTTTAAATTTCGCGCCCTTCAGACATGCCGGAATTAGGCTGGGGGGTAATCCACACGGCATCCGGCATGGTTTCCGGGTTGTTTATCCCTCGCGGGGTGATTTCTACTAGCCGCCCGCCAATTTTTTTCACCTCTACGGGCGTAATGTAGCCAGCCCATCGGCGGTTGTAGCGCCCAGGTGTGAGAGTGGCGAGTGTCAGCTCGGGGGTAGTTACCGGCTGGACATCCACCAGGGCGGGCAGGATTTCGGCGTCGTCGGCGGCCAGCTCGGCCGCCGTGGTGATGCCGGGCTCGATGTCGAGACGGGCAAGCGCCGCCTCCGTCGAGGAGGCGGCGCGGGTGAGTTGCTCGGTGGTCATGGTTAGGCCCAGAATTTTCCGGCTTCAAACACATCCTCGCAGATGCGGAAAATCTCGTCTTCGATTTCGGCCTGTTCGTCGCGCTCCTCGTTGAACGGGACGCCTGTGACGCGGATGCCTTTGTCGCAGGAGTCCTCGTTGAGATGTTCGACCTCGGCCTCTGGGTAGGTTTTTGCAATCTCTCGGTCGATCTCGGCGCAATAGCTGCGCAGGGAAAGCTCGGCCTCCTCGGGTGTGCAGGTAGCATTGGGGTCGAGGCTGTCGGTGGTGGTGCGGATTTGGATTTTCATTTTTTTTGATGGGACTGAAATTAAACCCAGAAATTGCCCTGCGCGTAAATTTGCTCCCCAATGCGCTGCACAAAAAGCACGGCTTGCTCTTCTTCCTCATTGGAGTCAGCACGAACAACGATCCCGCTTCCGGAGTCGTCTTCGTTTAGGTGGATGATTTCTGCGTCTGGGTATTCCTCCAAAACGGCTGCGGTAAGCTCGTTGTTGTAGTTTTGTAGGCTTTGCTCTGAATCTGGGCTGGTTGCGTTTGGGTCGAGGCTGGCAGTCGTTCCTTTAATTGTGATTTTCATTTTGTGCGTTGATTTGGTTGGTTTTTTGGGTTGTGTCAATAGTCGGTTTAATTTTGGATTACTCCCGCGTCGGCGAATGAAAATACAGGGAATCTTCCTCCTGCTGAATCGCCGATGACGAGGTGATCTATTAGGGTGATGCCGAGTATGTGAGCGGCTTCTTTTATGCGCCGGGTCACTTTATAATCTGCTGCGCTTGGGGTTGAATCTCCGCTTGGGTGGTTGTGCATGATATAAATGGCGTGGGCGTTCAAAGCGATTGCCGGCCGGAATACTTCGCGGGGGTGGCACATTGTTTCGTTTAGTGTGCCGATGCTCACGATGGCATGAGCAAAAACCTCCAATTTTGTGTTGAGAATGAGAACGACCAGGTTTTCCCGTTCCCCGCTGAACCAATCGGCCGTTGCAATGGATCTGTTCCAATAATCCAGCGCATTTTCCGACTGGCTGCAAATGACGCCGGGGCATTCTCGAACGCGGTTTATTTTTACCTCGTAGCTGGAAGGGGCATCAAACATTGACGGAGTGTGCTCGTAACCGCCGGCGCGCACGGTGGCGGCGCGGGCCGCCTCCTCTTCCCGAGGGGAGAGGATTTTGACGGGGGCAGCGATAGTTTCAGAAATGAGGTTGAATGGCATTTCGTCGGCGGTGAATAGCTCGGTGCTCATGGTCGGTCCTTAGATTTGAGGGAACTCCATAGAGTCGTAAACTGACTCAATCGCGTTATTGATGTCTGATTCGCTGGCCTGCTGTGGCAGTGCTTTGCAAACGAGGAGGGTGACGCTGTTTCCGTTTTCAGCCAGTCGGATGATTTGTTTGAGTTTGGATTTTGTGAGTTTCATTTTTCGTTCCCGGATGTGCCGGGCCATTTTTTATTTTCCAGTTTCGCTGGACCGTGGCGGGCCGTGTTGGCTCGCTTGGAAATGAACCTATAAAGATTCAAAATGGGTGCAAGAATTATTTTTATTTTTTTTGAAAATATTTTTTCAGAAAGTGCTTGACACTCGCGGAGGCTGATAAAATGGGGCTCGGCGGGTGGCTATGGAAATTTAGCCAGCGGTTTTTTCTTTTCGTATCCCCAATAAATTTCTTGGACGGGGGAAATAATTGCGATGTGTTGGGGAGGTAATTCGTCGTCCATAAACATCTCGGCGGCGCGGGCTCCGTTGGGCCAGCGGGCGCGGAAAATGTGACTGAGTGCGCCGGTGTCCGGCCATCGTGGCCGGCCGCTTGGGGTAAGGTCTGGCCGGATTTTTAGCGTGACGGGGGCAGCGCCCAGGACATTGCCGTTCCAATCGACGACGCCGCCGGGTGGGCTGGTTTCGATGAGGATTTCCATGGGGGCAGCAACGGGCAGGGCTCGCGGGGCGTAGGTCTCGGGCGGCTGGCTGGCGCATCCGGCGAGGATGGCGGCTAAAGCTAGGAAATAAGCGGTTTGGCGCATGGTTTTATTTTTTCTCGGGGAAGAAATAAATGTATCCAAAAAGGATGACGCCGGGAATTGTAAATTTCATGATGTTAAATCGTGGACCTGGCCTATCCAGCCGGGTGGGAGCTTTTGGTCGTAGCTGTTGAGGACGTAGAATCGAAACTCGCGGACGCTCTCAGGATCTTGACACCAGCAGGGTCGGGCTGGCTCTTGGGAAGAGCTTTTCCCGGTGCGAGTCTTTCGATCAGGAAGGCTTCGAGGTCGCGCATGTCGGCTTCGGTGAGGGAGCGGTCGCCGTTTGCTCGGTAGGTGCGGACAAACCATTCGCACGCCTGCTCTACGACATTGTTGCGGGTGATGTTGAGGCCGGTATTTGCGGCGATTTCGTCGAGCAATGTAATGACCTCCTCGGGTAGTCGGATCGAGAAATTGCGTTTGGTTTTTTCCTGTTTCACAAGTGGCAATGTAACACAAATAAAATTTTCGCAATTTTTTTGTTGCTGGTTCGGTAAATTTGTAACATAAATTTACCCGCAATGAAAACATTCAGCATTCGCATACCGAACGATCTCCATCGGGAAATTGCCCGCATGGCTGATGAACAGGGACTCAAGCCCGGACAAGTGATCAGGTCTTTCCTGATCCGATTGGTAAAATCTAAGCAGCAAGCGGAGGGCAAAATATGAGCCGCCGATTTTATTGCAGGGCCACGGATCCGCTGCGGGGTCCCTTCGGCGATTATGTGAGGTCGTCGACCAGGGAAGGTGCCCGCCGCCGTTTTTTTGAAATTTTCGGATTGCGGCCGCATTCCGTGGAGGTGGACAAATGAACACTCCTGACGCGATTCATTACATTACATGGACCTGGGAGGCGCTTTGTGCCCTCGCGCCTGCTGCTTTTTTGGCTCTCGTGGCCTGGAGGATGGGAGAATGATCGAGCAACACTACTCGCCGGCGCAACTCTGCAAACTTTTGAGCCTGTCGAGATCGGCAGTTCAGTCGCGCCTCTACGATGGGACATTCCCGCATGTCCGCCTCGGGGATCGCATCCTCATCCCTGAATCGAGCATCAAGCGAGTCCTCGAGGAGGGACGGATCGGTGGCTCGGTGTATTTGAGGCCCGGCCGCAAACCTTGGGCAGCGTCGGTCATTTAGCGCCGCCTTTTTTGTTTTTATGGAATCCACCCCGTTGATGAAAGCTGATGCCTTAGAATCCGCCGCGCCTTTTCTTTTTGCGGAGGCGGATTTGGAGTTTGAGAAGGTGGAAGCTCTTGGGGAGTTTACTGGTGAGCGTTTAGTTGCCCGCCGGCCGGAGACATACCGGGCCATTGTGCGGATGTTGGCTGAGGGGTTGAGCGGTTCGAGCATTGCTCGGGCTTGTCAGGTCAGCCGGAATACGGTTGCGGCCGTTCGAGAGCGGGAAGGTTATTCTATAGAGCAGAGTAAAAAAGAGTTATTGGCCACAATCCGGCGAGGATCACAGATTGCAGCCGAGAGGGTGGTCGAGCTGCTCCCGCACATACAGAACGCCAAGGATGCAGCCATCACCCTGGCTGTGCTGGTGGATAAAGCACAACTACTCAGCGGTGAGGCAACGAGCCGGGTCGAGAAGGTGGAGGTTAACCAAGACAAGCTGGCGGAGATGCTGGCCTCGCTGCCGGTCCTCGAAGCTGAGGTGCTGCCGGTAACCGGTCCACACGGCAGCGGGTCGGGACAAAAGGGGCCGGACGGATCGGGCGGATTGGACGGATCTGGGAGCGCTGCCGATGCGGTCTCTGATACCGAATCAGAAGGCTATACCTGCGCAGGAGGGCTGCGGGTCGCCACTTTGGGCACCACT